ATGGTCATTTTCCATTATTGGATTTTAATGGAGTTAATTCTGAAATTAAAATTAATCATAATCCAAAATTTAATTTTGATTCAGAAGATGAATTTTCAATTGAATTTTGGGTAAATGTAAAAAATTTAGATTTAAGTGATGAAGTTCATTTAATAGGAAAATCAACTACTAAAACTATTATTCCTTCTCCTTTAGAAGGAACCTCAGGAACTTATCCTCTAAATGCAACTGGTTCATTTCAATCTAAAGATGTAAATGCTGAACCTCAGTATCCTTTTGAAGTTTATATTAAGAATAAAGATAATACTCCTAATATACATTTTAGGAAATCTGATGGAAATACTATATCAGAAGCTTTTAAATCAATTAAAACAGGATCTTTTCAACATATTGTATGTAGATTACAAAATTCTCGATTAGGAATTGGAATAAGTGGATCTATTCTTAGTACTGATATTAATATAGATAATGGATATGGTAATGATTTTACTACAAATTCTACTAGTAATAATGCAAATTTATATATAGGAAATAAAGGTGGAAAATCTAATTATTTTAGTGGATCTTTAAGTCAAATTAAAATATTTAATAGAGCATTAACAACACTCCAAACAACTAACCATTATAAAAGTAGTAATGGATCTCCTTATATAGGGAATATATTTTATCCTAATGGGTTAGCTGTTATAACCCATCCTGATTATAGACTTTTCTTAAATCCAACACGACAAGGTGGAATAGGTAGTATAATAATTAATCCTCAAGCTTCCCAAGTTAATAGTAGATTTATAGTAGGAAATAACCAAGCTATAGGCCACCCATTTGGTTTAGATTTTTTACAATTTCAGGGATCTCATTTAATTTATGAATATGAATATCAATGTACTATAGATGAACATGAATTTAACCATACTTTAAATACCTCAGTTAGAAAAAATTATTCAGGTATAAAAGATTTTGCTACAAGTTCAGCTTTTAAACCTTACATTACAACTGTAGGTTTATATAATGAAAATGATGAATTATTAGTAATAGGAAAATTAGGTCAACCTTTAAGAACTTCAAATGAAACTGACACCACTATCGTATTAAGATGGGATACGTAATATGTATAATAAAATAACTTAATAAAATGGCTAAAACAAATAAAGTAGACTTAAGTGAAGTATTCCAAGATGGAGATGTCCCTACAGGTCAAGATTTTAAGAATTTAATTAGTTCTTCTTTAAACTTAAATGAAACTGGTTCTACTATTCAAGTATTATCTTCATCCTTAATAGTATCAGGTGCTTTAAATGTAACTGGCTCTATATCATGTTCAGGTAATATAGAAGGTGATTCATTTACTGTACGAGGTTTAACATTTATAGATACTACTACACATTCTACCACAGAAAGTGTTTCTTTTGGTGTTTCAGCATCTTCAGACCAACATAGATTTACAGGATCTGTTTTTATAACTGGTAGTGAATTTGATGTTAAAGTAGGTGATTCAGGTTCTATAAATTTTAGTACTACATCAGGTTCTATAAATCTTAATGGAACATCTAGTTTTGCAGGTCCTATTAATCGTTTTACAGGTTCTATTTTCCAAACAGGCAGTAATAGTCAATCTGTTTCTTTTTTAAGTAGTGTTAGTATTGGTACTATTACTACTTCTCAATCTTTACATGGTGGTTTATCTATAAAGAAAATTAACACTATGGGGGTTAATTTAAACCCTACTTCACAATCTATAAGTTCATCTATTCTTATTACAGGATCAGGTGATTTTGGACATTTAGGTATAGATAATAATGAAATATTAAATTACCATCATGATTTAAGTATAGGAAGTTTTGGGGGAGATAGAGCTAGTAGGGGAAATATAAAATTACTTACTAGTGTGGGTACTGGAAGTGAAGATGAAAATTATAACCAGGGTGTTAGAATGTTTATTTCTGCAAGTGGAGCAATAGGTATTGGAACAATTTCCCCTGATGAATTATTAGATGTTTCTGGTAATGTAGATGGTGATGATGTAGCTATAAAAATACAAAATGTATCTGATGATAATAGTAATGATACACGCCCATCAGCTGCTTTATTATTTAATGTAGCTAGTAATAATGCTCATTTAAGATGTCATTCAGTTCCTAGTGAAAGTAATGCAACACGGATTAACCATAAAATAGATTTAGGTTCTACAGCAACTTATAGTTTCCTAACATTTTCTCCTGGTAATGCAGAAAGAATGAGAATTACCTCTGGAGGTAAAGTTGGTATTGGAACCACAAATCCTACAGAAAAATTAGATGTAGTTGGTTCAATAAGTGCAAGTGGAGCAGTTTCAGCCTCTAAAATATTTCTTTCAGGCGATGAACTTAACATTGGTGGAGGAATATTTACTTCTGCTTCATTAGCTGGTGGAGGTGGGGGAGCAGTAACATCAGTTACAAATGGAGTTGATAACAGAGTTGCAACTTTTACATCTGCTGATGTTCTAAATGGAGAAGCTAATTTAATATTTAGTTCGGAAGGTTTAAAAATTACAGGATCTTCAGCTCCATTAACTGTTAAAAGATTTGGTAGTGGGGGTTCATTTGGAAATGATATAGCTAGATTTTTAAATCAAGAAAACAAAATTCAATTTAATTTTGCAGATGATGGTGATTTAGTTACACAAGGTACAATCCATTGTTCCGGAGCATTAGAAACAAATCAAGTACATTTATATACACACAAAGGTGGTAGTGATCCTAGGATTATATTTAGTAAAAATCATGTTGGAGCGGGACCAGGATCAATAACTTCTACTACTGATCATAATGGCGAAGATAATGAATCTTATAAATTTGAATCAGATGGTAATGGTTTTGCATTCTACAGTTTAGGAGGAGGAAAATATAATATACCCGCTGGAAATGGAGGTGGTACATCAACATTTATGCAACAACCCTTTAGAATACTGGACTTCTCAGGTCAAACGCCACCAACAGAAGAAGATGTAAATGATGCTACAGATTTAGGACAGTCTAACTATTGGTATGGTCGCGGACAATTATATGCTAGGAATAGTAAATCCGGAACAAATAGTTCATTGGATAATGCATCTCAGTGTATTACATGGGGTCATAATGGTGCCAATTCAAATTCGCGAGATATTGTAGGGGTAAGAGTTGGGATAGCAGGAGAAGGTGATTATACAGGTACAAATAAATTATATGTCCATGGAACTATACGATCAACACAAGAAACTAATAATGTCTCTTCTGATAGAAGATTTAAAGAAAATATAAAAAATTTAGAACCACAACTTGATATAATTAAAAAATTAAAACCTCGACGTTTTGATTGGAAAAAAGATTCACCTAACTATGAAGATAGATTTGATAAAGTAAAAAACCAACCAGGTTTTATAGCTCAAGAAGTTGAAGATTTAATTCCTAATATGGTTATTAAAGATCAAACACCTGAAGGTTATATGACTTTAAATTCTAGTGATTTAATTCCTATATTGGTAAAAGCTACTCAAGAACAACAAGAAATAATAGAATCTTTAACTAAAAGAATAGAAGATTTAGAAAATAAATAATAATTTATGAAATGGTTATATAATAAAAAAGAAATTAATGATATAGCCGACCTCCCACAGGGAACGTTCGGCTTTATTTATCAAACAACCCACACACCTACAGGTAAAAAATACATTGGTAAAAAATCACTAATGTATAATTTAAAGAAAAAATTAGGTAAAAAAGAAAAGACCCTTTGGGAAGGTAAAGGTCGCCCACCAATGTATAAACGTGTGTTAAAAGAAAGTGATTGGAAAACATACTATGGTTCACATCATTTAATTAAAGAATATTTAAAAGGTGGTTTTGAACACGAACTAAAACGTGAAATTATGTTTATAGCAAACAATAAAAAACATTTAACTTACTTAGAATGTAAACATCAGTTTGCGCTTGGTGTGCTTGAATCAAGTGAATATTTAAATGACAATATTCTTGGTAAATTTTTTGATAAAGATTTTGCATAGCGATTTATTTTTCGTATATTCTTTCTATGAAGGAAGATCTACTTAAACATTTATTAGAATCAGTTTTAGGACCTAGTAAATCATCTAGAGGAGCTAGAGGGGAAGAATCCGCTGTCTTTAATTGTCCAAGTTGTAATCATAGAAAAAAGAAACTTACCGTTAATCTTGTTACGCAACAATTTCAATGTTGGGTTTGTGATTTTAAAGGTCATCGAGCATTTAAATTACTTAAGGAAGCTAAAGCATCCCCTAAGGTATACGACATTTTAAAGTCAGTTGACCTCGAATATAAGTTTAAAAATAAAAAACAACTAAAACCTGACGCTACTACTTTACAATTACCTAAAGGCGTTGAACCTATCATATCTTCATCTGCAGTTTTATCAAGACACGCACTTCATTATCTTACACAAAGAGGAGTCACCCAACAAGACATAGTAAAATATAATATTCAATATTGCGAAATAGGTGATTTAAAAAATATGGTTGTAATTCCATCATATGACAGCACAGGTAACATTAATTATTATGTTGGTAGGTCATTCGATAAAAACGCGTATATTAAACATAAATTGGCTCCCGCGACTAAGGACATAATTGGATTTGACCTGTATATAAACTGGGACTTACCTGTGATTTTATGTGAAGGTGCATTTGATGCAATGGCAATTAAACGAAATGCAATTCCATTGTTTGGTAAAAAAATATCATCAGCTTTAATGAAGCAAATTTTAACATCTAACTGTAAAAAAGTATACCTTGCATTAGATGAAGACGCACTTAAAGATGCCCTTAATCATGCTAAAAAATTAATGGGATATGGTAAGCGTGTTTATTTTATTGAAATGGGTGACAAAGACCCAAGTGAATTAGGATTTGAACAGTTTACTCAACTTCTCCATTCTGCAGAAGAACTTACAATATCTTCATTAGTAAGAAAAAAATTAGCCTTGTCGTAAAAGGTTATATTTATTACAAAACTGTATAGTTAATGAAAAAAATTGCGCTTTTACCAGGTGGGTTTAAACCACCTCATGCTGGTCATTATAATATGGCTAAATGGTTAGCTAAAAACACAGATGCAGACATTGTTGTAGTAAAAGTAGGTGCAAAAGAACGTGAAGGTGTTACAAGAGAAATGTCTCTTCAATTATGGAATTTATATAAAGAGTCAGACCCAGATCCACTTTCAGATAAATTATTAATTCAACCATCAACATCAAATTCTCCAGTAAAAGATGTCTATGATTTTATAGAAGACACAGCCCCTGAGGGGTCTACAATTTACTTAGGAATGGGTGAAAAGGACACTAGTGATTCACGTTTTAAGAATATAGGTAAATTTGCAGAACCTCGAGACATTCAATTTCAAACAGTATTAGTTCCACCCCAAGCAGGAGGAGTGTCAGGTACAGAAATGAGGGGATTTATTCGAAATAATCAAGACACTTTTTTCTTTAATGCATTACCAGATCATATGTCTGAAAAAGACAAACAAGATGCTTGGGATGTTGTAACTAGAGACATAAATGAAGATTTATATGATCCTAACGATCATGTTTCTGATTACATGAAAAGTAGTGAATACAAAGCAGGAATGCCTGATGGTCCAAAAAAAGACATTAATCCTTCATACAAATATAAAAGAGGAGGATTATATGGTAAAATGTACAACGAAACAGTAACAGACACTGACATTATATGTGATAATTGTGGTTGGACATGGGCTATAGTAGATGGAGGGGATGATTTATATATTTGCCATACATGTGGGCATGATAATACACCTATAAATGAAAATTATCCCCCTTATAAAGCTGATCAAGTACAAAAAACTAGATATAGAGCTAGTGATACATTTACTAACAGTCCTAAAGATGCTAAAAAGAAAGGCTATTTAGAAAATGATCCTAAAAAAGGTACAGGTAAAAAACCTAAGGGATCAGGAAGAAGATTATACACAGACGAAAATCCAAAAGACACAGTTAAAGTTAAATTTTCTACAAGACAAGATATAGTAGACACTTTAAGTAAAGCTAGTTTTAAAAGTAAACCACATGCTCGTAAATCTCAAATTATTAATTTAATACATCAAAGAGTTAGAGCAGCTATAGGAAGAGCAAAAGATCCAGCTGTTAAAAAACGTTTAAGATCCGCTTTTGAATATATTAAAAAACGTAAAGAAGCATCTAAACGAAAAACACAAAGTATGAAAAAAGAATCAACATTTTCTAAAAATTGGTGGAAAGGCATTATTAATGAAGTTTTACTCTCTGAAGGGGGTGCAGCAGGACATATGGCTCATCCATTTGATTTACCAAATGTAACATCAGGTAGAGACTTAGTAAATGTATTTGAACAAGCAGCCAATTCATTACAAACAAATCCAGGTGCAGTTAAAATTGATGGTGTAAATTCATCAATTCGTTTAATTGATGTAGGAGGTACTAAACAATTTGCAATGGACAGAGGTTCCAAAAAAGAACTCGACATTAAAGGTATTACAAAAGCTGACTTAGAAGACAGATTTAGTCAAGGACATGGAATGATTAAAGTAGGTGGTGAAGTGTTAGATATGTTTAATGAAGCATTACCTACTATTCAAGGTGATCTTAAAAAACTAGGTGTATTAGATGACCCAAGCATATTATTTAATATGGAATATGTTGCAGGTAAAACAAACGTACAAGAATATAGTTCTAATTTTATTGCNATTCATGGTTTAAATAAAGTTAAAATGGAAGAAGTTCCAGGTCGAATGTATAGAGGTAAACCNCTAGTAAAACGGTATTCTCAAGAATTTAATTACGATAAAAATGCTTTACAATCACTGTTAAATAATCTAGCTCCAATTGCTAAAAAACGTGGATTTGAAGTGTATGGTTCTGTACCAACAGAAATGACAACAAAACCTAACTTTAGAGCAGCATTGTCTAAAAGATATACAGTTGAAACCAACGAAGGTGCCCAAGTAAAACCATTAGGACAATGGTTAGAAGGCATGGATAACATTCCTGTAAGTGACTTTATATTTATGAATGTAGGAAGCGGTAAGAAAAAAGTTGGCGCTGTGTCTAAACAAGTTTATCTTGCAATTCTTAAAGGAGGCAACGTAGATGAATTATTTGAAGATCAAGACGACAAACAAAAAGCTATAAACGGCTTTGCAACCTACCTTGGAACAGAAAAATTAGGCGATGAAGT